CGGGTAAAATCGAATGAGGCTTTACTGTTTTTATCACTTGGTAAGGATTCGCTTGTTCTGCTTGATTTAGTCTATCCGAAGTTTGACCGGATTGTTTGCGTGTTCATGTACTTTGTCAAGAATTTGGAGCATATTAACCGTTGGATAAACTGGACTAAAGCCAAGTATCCGAAGATAGAGTTTGTTCAAGTACCACATTGGAATCTCACTTATATTCTTCGTGGCGGTATGTATTGTGTGCCAAATCCGAAAGTAAAGCTATTGAAGTTGGCAGATGTGGTAAAGGCTATGCAGCTTACTCATGGAGTTTATTATACATTCTTGGGCATGAAAAAAGCTGATGGTATGAATCGTAGGCTTATGTTGAAAGGGTATGAGGTAAACGGTTACGAGAATAACGGTATGGTTTATCCTTTGGCTGATTGGACACAAAAGGATATTCTTGCTTATATGAGGCAGCACAATTTACCTGAACCAGTTCGGTATTCATTGAAAGCCAGTTCGGGAGTAGGTTTCAATCTTGATTGTATGCTTTGGATGGAGAAGAATTACCCGCAAGATTTACAGAGAATTTACAGAGTTTTCCCGATGGCTGAAAGAGTGCTTTGGGAGTATCATAATCAACAAAATTAATAAGGAGAATTGCTGAGTCAGAAAAAGAAAGACAAGAGAACAGATATATGCTCAGGCAGAAAGATTGAGCGAAGCTAACTGGAGAAGAAAAAATACATGGAGTAGCAGTGCCGCAAGCAGGCGTGCAAAACAATCTCGTGATAATCTTATAGCAAGAGCCGAAAGGAATACTCTTCGGCAGAGAGGTTTCGGTCTAAGTAATGGCTAATATGGAATTATCAAAATACATAAAGAGTGAATCGATGGAACTTAATCGTTCTGCCATTCACTTTGCGGATTATAATCCCCGAAAACTATCTGATGAATCACGTAAGACACTGAAACGTGGCATCAAGAAATTCGGATTGGTAGGTGGAATAGTTGTGAATAAGCGTACCGGGCTTACCGTAGTTAGCGGACATCAACGTTTGTCTGTCATGGATGAATTGCAGAAGTTCCCCGATAATAACTACCGTATTCGTGTCGATGTCATAGACGTGGACGAGCAGCAGGAAAAGGAGTTAAACATTCTAATGAACAACCCTAATGCACAAGGTACATGGGATTTTGACGCTCTTGCCCGTATTGTTCCTGATATTGACTGGAAAGATGCAGGTCTGACCGATGCAGACTTGAATATGATTGGTGTCGACTATCTTTTGCAGACCGAAGAGGAAAACTCTATTGCGGATGCTTTGTCTGATATGATGGTCCCAGTTTCCGAACAGAAAGAAGCCGATAAAGCCGCCAAGCAGTTGGAACGTGCCGAAAAGGTTGCCCACATGAAAGAGGTCAAGCATCAGGTGAAAGAAAACGCACAGAAGCAAGTCGAGAACATGGATGCCTATGTGATGTTGTCCTTTGATACCTATGAAGCTAAAGCCGCTTTCTGCGAAAGGTTCGGGTATGATCCGGATATGAAGTTCATAAAGGGAGAAGTATTTGATGAACAAGTAGAAAGAATAGATTAATTATTGGGAGGAAAGCTGAGTTAGAAAGAAAACATATAGCCAGTTATATCAGCAGTCCAGACGAATAATGTACAACGCTGGAAGGGCAATACGGGTTAGGTTCTGCAAGACAAAGAAACATAAGGGATAGAACGAAATCTATAATGGGAAGATATGCTGAGAAAATAGATAGCTATTTCTCAAAAAGAGGAGTTGATGTCTATGGAAACAAGCCAATTTCTCGCCGTGTATATATGGGTAACAATAACGGTTAAAATTATGATTGGCGATTTTATACTTTGGATAAGGAATGTTCTAAAGCAAAACCTGTTTTGTGTTCATCATTATGTTTGGAAAGGTAGTGTGATGTTCTCTGAGTTCAGGTATGAACAATGTGAGAAATGTGGAAAATTAAAGAAGTAATATGAGCAATAGCGAATCTCAAAATAGAAAAGGTAAAGGAGGAAGAAAGCCAAAGTTTGATTATACAAGCGAGGACTTTCTTTCTCTCGTGGAATCGTATGCCAAAAAGGGATTCACTGATAAGGAAATTGCCTATGCCATTGGGATTTTACCACAAACTTTCTGCGAAAAGAAAAGTGAGTACACCGAAATATCCGAAGTCTTAGCGCGTGGGCGCGCGACAATCAATGCCACTGT